AAGGTATCGGCAAGTCAACGTTTATAGCAAACCTTGGCATGGAATGGTTTTCAGACAGTCTCACGCTTTCAGACATGAACGATAAGACTGCGGCTGAAAAACTCCAAGGATATTGGATTCATGAGATCAGCGAGCTTGCGGGCATGAAAAAAGCTGATCTTGATAAGGTAAAAGCTTTTGTTTCAAGACGAGATGATAAGTATCGTGCTTCTTTTGGCAAACGTGTAGCACCACACCCGAGGCAGTGCGTGTTCTTCGGTACAACGAATAGTGAAAACGGTTATTTAAGGGATGTTACGGGTAACCGGCGTTTTTGGAATGTGAAAGTGTCGGGAAACGGTAAGTATAAGCCTTGGGAAATGACGCGAGAACTGGTTGACCAAATATGGGCGGAAACCATGGTTATTTCCAAGGCGGGTGAAGAACTGTTCCTTGATGCGAGCTTGGAGGCTTTCGCTCAAGAAGAACAGCGTGAAGCCATGCAGCAAGACGACCGTGAAGGCATTGTTAGAGAGTATCTTAACATGCTTCTACCTGATACTTGGGATGAAATGGATATTTACAGGCGGCGGGATTACTTCCGTGACATGGAGGATCCGACACGTCCTAAAGGCACGGTTAAACGCATGGAAGTATCCAACATTGAAATATGGTGCGAATGCTTCGGGAAAGCCAAAGAAGATATTAAGCCTATCGACAGTTATGCAATATCGGCGATTATGAAACGTTTGAAAGACTGGCAAAGATCTGACAATCGTAGAACCATACCAATCTATGGAAGGCAAAGAATTTATACCAGAATTTGAGTGGACAAGCGGCTAAAAACAGGACAATTGAATGTAGCTTGTCCTGACCTTGTCACTTGTCCCACTAATAACAACAGGCTTTGGACGAACAGGGACGGACAACACATGAAAATCTATATTAAATAAAATCTTTATTTATTACTTATAGCGTACACGTAACACGTGTATTCGCGCGTAAAGGGATTTTTAGCCATTTGTCCGTCCTTGTCCCGATAGAAAGGATAAAAAATTATGAGAAGTAAACAAGCAAGAACAATGGAAAGATACATGAAAGCAGGAGCTGAAATGAGACTGCTTAAGAGCCTTAGCGCAAGGCTTATCACAGATACAGGCTCTATCCTCTTAAAAACAGAACAGGATAAATTGATGAGAGCCATGGATAAAGTCAGTCAGCTATGTTCAGTAGCAGAAGAAAACATGTTTAAAGACTATCCCGATTTAAGCAAAGACTATATTGACGTGTTTTACGGCGATGTTGCTAATGAGCCGAGAAACGAAGTTGATAAGAAAATAATTGAGATGGCAAAAGAGGTATCTGATGGGCTTTTTACGAGAAAAGGAAACTGAGCGAAAACTCGTCCGTGATGTTAAAGCTGTGGGAGGACTTTGTTTAAAGCTTACGAGTCCTTCTGTTGACGGGCTTCCAGACAGGCTGGTTTTACTAAACAGTGGAAAGATTGGTTTTGTCGAGCTTAAAGCACCAGGTAAAAAGCCTAGAGTCTTACAGGTGAAACGGATGAAAGACTTACAGGATTTAGGTTTTAAGGTTTTCGTGGTTGATGAGAAAAGTCAGATTGGAGGTGTGATTGATGCGATACGAGCCACATGAGTATCAAAAGTATGCGACTGATTTTATTATCACACACCCGGTTTCAGCGGTTTTGCTTGAAATGGGACTTGGTAAGAGTGTTATAAGTCTTACAGCAATTAACGACCTGATGCTTGACTCATTCGATGTTTCCAGGACTCTGGTTATCGCTCCTCTTAGGGTTGCAAACACTACGTGGCCTTTAGAGTTAGAAAAGTGGGAGCATTTAAAACACCTGACTTATTCTGTGGTAACAGGCACTGAGAAGGAGCGGATTCAAGCACTAAAAACGCATGCTCACGTTTATATTATTAACCGTGAAAACGTGGAGTGGCTAATAATGAAAAGCGGCCTGCCGTTTAATTTCGACATGGTTGTGATAGATGAGCTTTCAAGTTTTAAATCATATCAGGCGAAACGTTTCAAAGCATTACTGAAGGCTAGGCCGAAAGTTAAAAGGATTGTAGGTCTTACAGGAACTCCTTCTTCTAACGGGCTAATGGATTTATGGGCTGAGTTTAGGCTGCTTGATATGGGTCAAAGGCTAGGCCGCTATATTACGTATTATCGGCAGAACTTTTTTGATCCTGATAAGCGTAACCAGCACATGATTTTTTCTTATAAGCCTAAAGATGGTGCTGAGAGTTTAATCTATAAGCAGATAGCTGATATTACGATTTCGATGAAGTCAAAAGACTATTTGAAAATGCCAGCGTGTGTGATAAACGAGGTGAAAGTAGAGTTATCCGGTAAGGAGCGAAAACTCTACGATGAGCTGAAACAGGACATGGTGGTGTCGTTGGAGGGTAAAGAGGTTGATGCGATTAACGCAGCGTCTCTTTCAAATAAGCTTCTTCAAATGGCAGGCGGCGCGGTTTATAACGAGAAAAAAGAAAGCGTTCATATTCACGATCGTAAGCTGGACGCGTTAGAGGATTTAATCGAGGCTGCTAACGGTAAACCGGTGCTTGTAGCTTACTGGTTTAAGCATGATCTTGAGCGGATTAAGAATCGTTTTAACGTGCGTGAGATTAAAACGAGTGCTGATATTGCTGACTGGAATGCCGGCATGATTCCTGTAGCGCTAATACACCCGGCTTCCGCGGGTCATGGTCTTAACCTACAGGCTGGCGGCTCTACACTTATCTGGTTTTCCCTGACTTGGAGTTTGGAACTTTACCAGCAGACGAACGCTAGACTTAACCGTCAGGGTCAAACCGGCACGGTTGTAATCCATCACATTATCACTAAGGACACGATTGATGAGGATGTGATGAGGGCTTTAAGCATGAAGGCTAAAGTGCAGGATGCTTTAATCGAGTCGGTTAAAGCAAGACTATCAATTAATGAAGTGAGGGAAAGGGGTTCTAGAGAGAACTTACCTCAAAATGGAGGTAAGAATGAACAAAAAAGAATACTTACGGCAAGCCTATCTTCTTGATAAGCGGATTAAGGCTGACATGGATGAGGTAGTAAGACTGCGTGAGCTTGCTACAAGTGTTTCTTCATTAAGATACGACCGAGAGTATGTGCAGACGACTCGAAGCGTGGAAGCTCCGTTTGTGAAAGCTCTTATAAGGGTTATGGATTTAGAAGCAAAGATTAACATGGAGATCACGCTGCTTATCAGTTTGAAAGAGCAGATTTTGGATGTGATTTCTAAACTTGAAAGCGTGGATGAGCAGATGATTTTACGCTACCGTTACATGAGTAACATGACGTGGGAGGATATTGGTAAAGAACTCCATGCTAGCAGAATGACGATTATAAGATGGCATGGTAAAGCGTTAGAGCACATGGTTTTACCGGATAATCTAATCCAAATCTGAAAAATGGTACGGTTTGGTACGCTCTGATACGAGATGACACTGCCTCCTATATGGTATTATAAACTTAGCAAAAACTGTAAATACTAAGCCTTGGAAGAGTAATCTTTCAGGGCTTTTTTCATGCCTAAAAGGAGGGCACAACATGGATCAGATGGTATTACTAACACAGCAATGGTTAAACAAAACCTATGGTGATAAGCCTGGGTTTGGTTCAGTTATTACTGATGGGAATACTGGTTGGGATACAATTAATGGGCTTATTCGTGCTTTGCAGATTGAGCTTGGTATAACAGAAACGGCAAATAATTTTGGGAAAGGTACTCAGTCACGATTTAAGAAGCGCTGGCCAAATGGTATTGATCAGACAGATGAAAGTAATAATATTAATGGAATTATTCAGGGTGCTCTTTGGTGCAAAGGGTATGAGGCTGAATATGGAGGCATAACAGAAGAATTTACATATAATGTAGCAAACTCTATTTCTGATCTTAAAAGTGATATTGGTCTTTCAGATATTTCATCTACTGTGGATCTAGAACTCATGATGGTTCTTTTATCAATGAAACAATTCAAATTGTTATCGTTGTATGGAGGCAAAGAAGACATTCGTGTAACACAGCAGGCTGTTAACAGTAAATATAAGAATTATACTGGAATTATTCCAACAGACGGTCTGTATGGTCGTGAGATGAATACAGCATTGATTCAAGTGTTACAAGCTGTTGAAGGGTTTACTCCAGCTGAGGCTACTGGCAATTTTGGTAATGGCACACGATCACGTTTAAAGACAATTAGTGAGGGAACGAGTGAGTGGGTTTGGTTGGCAAGCGTAGCCCTCACATGTAATGGGTATTCGCTTACGCCAACTTCAACATGGAATAATGCAATAGTGTCGGCATTGTATAAGTTCCAAGCAGAGCATGTTATTCCTGTTACAGGTAAGGTTGATCCAACAACATGGATGAGCCTGTTAACTTCGAAAGGTGATCCTAATCGTTCTTGTGTAGCGTGTGATACACGTTTTGAGATTACTGACGAGTTTGCTGAGTGTTTGAAGGCTGATGGTTATAGGATTGTTGGTCGTTATTTGAGTGAACCTGATCAAAAAAACACTGCTGAAAAGGACTATTTTAAGGCATTGCGTACTGGAGAATTGGAAAGAATTGTGAGCCACGGTCTTCAATATTTCCCTATTTTTCAAGAGTATTCAACTGAATTACGTCATTTTACAGCAGAAAATGGAGCTCGTCATGCAAAAGAAGCGGTTGCTTCAGCTAAACGTCTTGGAGTTCCGCCAACAGTAATCTACTTCGCGGTTGATTATGATGCAACGAATCCGGAAATTAGTAGCAATATTTTGCCGTACTTCAAAGCTGTTAAAGAAAATATGCATGGTGGTTATCGGATTGGAATTTATGCATCTAGAAATATTTGTACTCGTGTTAGTAAAGCAGGATATGCGGTAGCATCATTTGTGTCTGATATGTCTACAGGTTTTAGTGGAAATCTAGGCTTTTCTATTCCAAGTAATTGGGCGTTTGATCAATTCCATGAAATCCCTGGCTATAAAGGTAAATGGGATCTTGACAGAGTAGCATATTCTGGACGTTTTGGAGCAGTTGGAAGTGTAAATCATTCAACTGGCAATCCACAATCAAAGATTACTTATGTCGCTCCACCTAATCCAGATACGTCTCGTTTAACAAAAATTGAAAAAGTGATAGACCTCATTCAACAATTAGAAAGCGTGTATGATAAATGGCGAAAAGTATATCAAAAGTATGCGGTGGTTCTAGAGTATCATCCTTTAAGCGTGACTCAAGGTGTGATTAATTATCTAGCTAAGGCATATATGACGAATTGGAAATTTGCTATTGCTGGCGCGTTTGCAGATCCATTTTTCATAATATTCATGGAAAAAGAATATCCTGCATTAAAAGATAAGCTGGATACTTATATTGGTAATAAGCGTGACGAAGTTGCTGATATAAGTGGTGGTAAAAACGATATAGCACACTTTGCTTATACGCTTTATTGTTATGCTTATTCTAATTTAGCTCCAGATCATTGGACTGGTTGGGCAGGAGATCTTGCAACAGGCATGGATGACTTACATAAGTACCTGCAAAAGTATCCATCTCTTGATCGTATGAAAACAGCATATGCTCTTATTGGTTCAGACAGTAGTGCACAGTCGGAGTATTTTAAAGCAAATCATGTCAGTAATAAACTTGGTATTCGCTGCAATTTTACAGATTTTTGTGATGATGCAGACGCTATCTATTTAGGAATGAATCTACGTAATGCTAGTGATGAAAATTTGCATACTTTAAGCGATATGATGACAACTTATTATAGTAGTATTACTGCTCAAAAGAGATATACTGCTTATGCTCAAGATGGGTTAGATTTCAGTTCATTTAAAGCACTGGAAAATTCTATTAAGGCAAAAATGTATGGATGTCTGGAAAAAATTCTAGGATTTGGATTGCTGGCACGGCTTGCTGGTGAATCAACTGATGAAGAACGAGATGCATGCTGTATTGCTATGGCTCATTATTTGCTGGCAAAATCAAAATAATCATAGAGTTAAATCATTAAGTTAACAAGTCATGAAGGTGATTGAGGGTGTCTTTATTCTCAATCACCTTTGTGCTTTTGGTTTCTTCTTCGTAAAAACTCTTTAACAATGATTGGAATTATAGTTGGGATACATTCAAGAGTAATAAAAAATGTAATGC